ACAATACCATATTCTACATATTATTTAGGCACAAAGTATATGCGGAATAACCACTTTCTTGTTCCCCAGTAGTCAAATTCTGACATATCTCTGTCTGACCATTGTAAGTATAAACCCAGTTGGCCGATCTATATTGAACAACATCATTTGTCATATGATAATAATTTACAAAATTATCTCTATCTGAAATATCAGTGTTCAGTGCTATAAAGGAAGTGTGCATATCTGTTAATTGATAGGCATCTCTATTGTTCATAACATCATTAAAATTAAATGCACTGTTATCCATGTTGTGTATTCTAAACTCAAAGTCTCGATTGTCACTGACACAAAGGTCTTCTACAAATCTACTATCACCGCGTATCCTATAACCGTGTCTACAACCTACACCATTTGTTGGAACGAAATGGACAAACCCATCTTCAATACCATTGACTGTTTCGGTTGCTATTCTTATTGTATCGTGTTCTAACAATTCGTAAGAGATATAATTCTCTGATATTCTTACTTCTGCATTAGTTTGAATGTTCTCTAAGGTGATCTCTATTGGATTACCGTCTCCATCCAATATCTGACCTGTTTGATTGGCTACTAATCCATTGATATTGTGTAATCGTTTAAAGAAGAATGTATCTCCAACAGATGTTCCTTCTGACTCATTTCTAATATCAAAAGTAATTGTTTCAAATGGTGTATTTGCAAGTATAGTTTCTACTAAGTTATCAGATACCATTGAAATCATGTTTAAATTGTAGTAATCTCCGACTATGTCTTCGATCTTACTTGATGTGGTCAAAAAATCCACGATCTTCTCACCAATTTCTTGTCTTTCGGTATCTTCGGATGCTATGAAATCCTCATAGAAATCTGTTGGATTGATATAATACTGCATTTGTAGATCAAACATGACATCATCTATCTTAGATGAGACCTGTGATCCTATGTTATCTGCACCTGTCTGACATCCATCTTCTGTTGAAATATCATTAGTAAGGGATTCGACTATGTATTGTCCAAAAAGTGTCGTAAAAGGTGTTATATTTGCTCTCTCTGCGGAGTTTTGGTAAGGGAAATACATCATTGTATACGCATTTTCGACTGTCCCTCTAACGCTGTCTGTGGCTCCTACAGGGACTTCTGCAACCCTTGGACGAAGGTTTGCACATGCTAATGTATAATCGTTTATTAAATTGAATTGAGATTCAACAAAATAGTATTCCTCATTTGCTATATCTTCTGTTGCACTAGGTTCACCTTCATCTTGAACAAGATTCCAGTTAAAGTCTATGTAAACATTTGCACCACTGATATACCCATCAATTACCTTTGTTTGTAAAATGTATTGGGATGTTGGTGCAACTGTGGCTGTAAACCCTAGTTGTTGTGATGTGATTGTTGGTGCATCTACTGTTGTAGAACCACCACCACATGCAGTGACTAATATTATACTACTGAGTATAATTAAAGTTTTTATATTTTTCATTTTTACCTCTATCAAAAACTGGTGTCTCATCATCTTCTACTGCGGAATCAATTAGCTCTTCCTGTGCCTCTTGTTCACAATCGTATAATTTCATACGACTTCTATCAATACCAATTACAAATCTTTTGAATATGGTAGGGTCATTGTATCTATTCTTTAATTGTTTAACTACCATTTGGTCTAGTTCTTCCAGTTCATCGGATGTAATCAGTGCAAACATAAAGTCTGCCGTTGCTGGTAATCCAAATGATTCGGAAGTATCTGTTAAACCTATATCTGTTGAGGCAAAACCCGCTCTTGTGGTTTGTGTTGCACTCATAACTGGAACATCATATTCCACTGCAAGACCTCTAAGTTCCTCTGCAATACTCTTAACTAATGTATATGAGTTTGCGCCTGCGCCAGGCCTAATTCTATTTGATGCACAGATATTTAAATAATCAATGAAGATTACATCGGGTCTAAAATCTTTCTTAATCTCTAACTCTTGGAGTAAGTGTCTGAAATGACCAACATGAGCTGCAGCGGTTGGATATTCCTTAACAATTAATTTACCCTTAGTCTTATCTTTAATCTTATCAATCCTTTTAGTATACATTTTCTTAGAAAGATCAGGTATTTCCTTCATCGGAATGTTAAGAATATTTGCGTCTATTCTTTCTGCAATTCTCTCTTCACTCATTTCAAGTGTAATGTAAAGAACATTCTTATTCATCATAAGACTTGCACTTGCCATGTGACACATGAATAGTGATTTACCAACACCTGTTCCTGCTAAACAAATGTTTAATGTTTTATTGGGTAATCCACCTTTGGTGACTTTGTTGAAATATTCTAAATCAAATGGAAGCTTCTCTTCTGCCGTATGATAGAACTCAAATCTTCGTTCTTCATCTTCTAATACATCATGTCCAATATGAGTATCAAAAGACACGGAAAGTGCATCCTTAAGAAGTTCGGGTATTTCACCTGTAGACCTTTTTGATTTCTTGTCAATGACTTCGATACTGTCCATGACTGCAATATAGATTGCTCTATCTTTGCACCATTTCTCAGTTTCATCAATCAACCAATCTTGTGGTGTTTCTTCTTTATTTTTACTAAGTATATCAACAATAGCTTTTGAACCCTTGACAACTACTTCATTAAGAGAAGTGTTGTTGTCAAGATTTATGAGAAGTGCTTCTGTTGTTGGTGTTTTAGTATACTTAAAGAAGTAATCCTTTATTTCTGAAAATACAGTCTTTTCATCACTTTCGGTGAAATACTCCGATTTTAAAAAAGGAATTACCTTCCGTGTAAACTGTTCACTCTGAATTAGATTCTTGAGTATCGTCTGTTCTAATCTCTGTTCCATAACTAAAATATTTGTTTGCTGCCTCTTCTAACTGTTTCATAATTTCTTCTGTGAAATACTTCTCAGGATTATTATTAATGGTCTTACCAAATTCTGTTTTACCATTTGGAAGTTCAACCCTTGTTGAAGACTTTTTAAAGATGTCAAATGCAAGTGCCATTTCTAATAGACCGTAATATCTATCAAGTCCTTTGTCATAAGTTAATCTGACATCGACTATTCTATTCTCTACGGTTAATCTAGATTTTGCGTTCTTGCAATGGATAATGTTTCCAATGACCTGTGTTCCTTCTTTCTCTTTTTTCTTGGATAGATAGATTATAGATGAAGCTGCATACTTCAATCCACTACCACCACCCATTTCTTTCTGTGGGAACATAGAACCTATCACATCGTATGTGTGATTAGTTACAATCATAGGAATTTTTGCACGACCAAGTTTTAATGTAAGGACTCTAAATGTTCCTTTAACGATTTGTGCCCGAGTCATATCTCTAGTTTCTTTACCCGCTGCTGTATCTTCAATCTCTTTGGTTGTAGATAACATACCAAGTGAATCTATTACAAACATCATAGGTGGTCTTTTAGACTCTTCTGTTTCTAGATATTTGTCTAAGATATTTAATGCTTGATTACGGAACTCTTGAACAGTGACTACTGGAAGAATTACGACTCGTTTAGAATCAATACCTCTTGATTCAATCATATCTTTTGATAATGCTGATTCACTCTCAAAGTAAATAACTGCGGCTTTGGGATTATCGGCAAGGAATTTTTGACACACTCCTAATGCAAAGAATGTTTTCCCTGTTGCAGATTCCCCTGCGAGTGCTGTGATTTTGTTGGATGGTAGTCCACCGTATAGTGAACCACTTAGAAGTGCATTGAAAATGTATGATCCAGTATCAATAAATGAATCTACATCCCCTGCTGCTACTCCTTCGGAAACGAGACTTGCATATTCGTTACCGCTGGATTTGATTAAGTCTTTTATAAATGACATATAACACCTCTCATAATGTATACTACTATTATAGTATATAAAGTGGGTTTTGACTAGAGGGTTTTATTTTTTTCTTTTGATTTACCGTTGCCGGCCATTGGCTCTTGATGGTCGATCCATCTTTCTTCAATCATAGTCTTAATTGCTTTTATCTGAACTTCCATACACAAGAGACATGCAAAAATTATTCCAATTAAAAAGATGTATACTACATCCATTGCTACAATTTCCATTATCCTATACCCTGTTTCTTTAGCAACTTCCTATTTTTTAAATGACCTTTTTTAATATCATCTTTACTTTGACCATGATAGGGAACTGCATGATGTGCTTCGATAGCCATATCGTTCCAACATTCTGTCTTAGCAGGATCGTATAGATTACCCAAGATTCTACCAAATTTGCCTTTTGCAGAACTCTCAACTAATATATAATCGTGTTTTGCTACCCACTCTTTAAGATATTCCTTCGCTAAAAGACCATATTTCTTTTCTACTTTGTCTCTTGTTCTACTCTCAGGCGTATCGATGCCCATGAGTCTTACTCGTCCTTTTTGAAAGAAGTTGAAGCCTAGGTCTAACATCACATCAATGGTGTCGCCATCAACGACTCTTAATACTTTTGCTTTATATATAAATGGGTTCATAACATACTCAATTCTATTTATTGAAAAAATGAATCTAAGCTCGCGACAGGTTCAACATTCCAATTTATTAAATTGATAACAGCTTTCAATGGTTCAATAAAGGCCTTATCAAACTGTTTATCGTAATCGATAAATCGTTTTAAATCTAATTCGTGTGGTAAAACACTCATAAATGAAATAACATTTTCATTTAATACATTTGGAACTGTAAGATATGCAAAATGAATCTTATCTCCACTCTTAATCAATTCATATCGTTTATCAATGTTCTTCTTTTTCAATAAGTGGTTAAACAACAAAGACCCTCTGACATGAATTGGTGTCCCTTTACCGTAAATATGAGTAGAATCTGAATACTGTTGTAAGTTATTACAAGTTCTTGGTGATGCAACCTCTTCGGGTGGTAGATTTCTAAATTCTTTTCGTGCATTCTCTACGAAATCCCATAACACCTCTTCATCTGCGGTCATAACCAATTTAAATGCTTCAGTTAACTTTCCTCTAATCCATTGAGGTGTTGAACTCTTTGCAGTTTCAATACCCATCATTTTAAGTTTCGGCTGTGCATATCTGACCCCTTCTGAGTCATATACATTAAGAATGTATCGTTTCTTTGCAGTCCAAATACCTCTATCTGCAATTACCTCTCTACCCATATCCATCTTTTGTTGGAACGCGTTGGTGTATTGTGCAAGGTCTTCAAATCCTTCTGTTAAAACCTTTTCAATTCTTTCCTTTGCAACCGTGTCTAAGAAATCTATAATTTTTGTTTTTGGAGTGTCTTCTTCAAACACTTGGGACACCAATTTATCAAGTGTAATGTATACTGAATCAGTATCCATTGCAATCACATAGTCTTCATCTTCTGTTTGAAGAATCTTATTAAGGTATTCATTAATGGTTTTTTCTGCCCACTTGATTACCATCTGTCCTGATGTTGTAATTGCCTCTGCAAGATCAACATCAAAGAATGCGAAATACTGGTTTGCTAGAGCTCCATATGCGGAGTTTAAGGCGATCTTTCTTACTTGTTGGTTGTTATACGCCCGTTTAATCAGTGTATCAAGTTCTACTCTTCTTTCTGCATCTGCAGACTGATATTCAACTTGATAATCAATCATCTTCTTTTTCCACTCTTTACGTTCATCATAGAATTTCTCCATGAGTTCGGGAAGGAATCCTTGTTTGTCTCTTTTGAACACCGCACCATTAGGTGTCACGGTATAATCACTTGGTTGATTTCTTTTTGTTATTACGGAAAGTTTCCGTAATTCTTTATCTAAATCGAATTCGCCGCTCATGACACTTGCGACACTTATATCGACCTTACCTTTAACCATTTTCTCAGGAGAGATGTTATATTGCATGATGAGATGAGGATACAAACTGTTTAAGTCGAATGAAACAACCCAATCATGACCACCGACTTGTGGTTCCTTAACATATGCACCAATAATGGAATGGGTTTTTTCTACTCTAAGTCTTTGTGGTGGTGTAGCAATGTTTTGTTCTTTCAAGAAATTATAGATAATGGTTTCCCAATACTTCACCATCCCGAAAGTGTCTTGAAAATTACACTTTGCATTATAGGACATCGTTAAGACTAATTCAATTAATCCTAGTTTTGTTTCTAACTCTTCAATAAGAACTGCATCACGAACATTATACTCAAGAAACTTTGGATAATTCTCTCGGTAAAGTGTATGGAGATTTCCATACTCAGAATAATCTAACTTACCTTTACCTAACTCTACATTTGCAATATGATCAAGTTTATAACTTTCTTGATTAACAAAAGTATGTTTTCTGTATAAGTCCAAATAATCAATAATGTTAATTCCATACAAGGTGTAGGCCATATTGTTTTGATAACCCATCTGACTCCATTCTCTAACATCAGACATTTTCCATGGGGATAATTTCTTATGTTCTCCATCACCAAACAATCTATCAATACGATTACAAAGATAAGTTATATCAAATGTATCAACATTCCAACCTGTAATAATATCAAACGACTGTTTAATCCAATATGTCATAAACTCTGTTAACAGTTCATGTTCATCCTTGCAATTATGATAAACAACACCTGTTTTATCCCAAGGGCCGATTCCAAATACTTGTGGAGCTTTACCAAATGGTTTAATGGTTATTGCATTAACCTTTTCTTTTGCTAATGCTGGTTCGGGAAATCCATCTTCACATTCACACTCAATATCAAGTGATGCAATTCGGATTAAATCTTGATTGAATTTTATATTCCCTTGAAACTTATCTGCAATATAAGTGTAGACATATCTGTCATACCCATGAATCTCGAACCCATGAGTATCTTTATATTTCTCTCTGAACTTTCTTGCACCACCCATAGAATTGAGATTGACAACCTCAAGTGGTCTTCCATCTAAAGCATGATAAGGTGATTCACCTTTCCTAGATGGGATGTAATGATTAGGACGATATGCAACAGACAACTTTTGTTGTTTGTTTCCTTTATATCCTTTGACGAGAATCTTGTCGCGAGTGCGACAAACATTTGTGTAGAAATCCATACTGTTATTATACCACAGTATCTATTCTTTTAATAGGGACTTTCCTTCTCCAAATTGAGTTTCTATAGCACTTTTTATATCAATATATTTTGCAATCAACTCTATTTCTTTTTCTATTGTATCCAAATGATCAGGATGTTCTGCGACTCCTGCTGGATTTTGTAAATGTATTTCTACATTCGTTTTGTGTTTTTGAATTTGTGCAGTCGCGTTTTGCACTAGCGTTTTTAGGATTTCATCCTTCATATCTATAGTCATCGTTTATTTCCT